GAATATTTTTTTGATTATTCTGAAATTTGCATCATTCCATCTCTAATTAATATTAAATCCATTTTATGAATAAGATCACCTGTTAGGATGTGTTTAATAGTTGAAACCATCCACTTTCCAGTATATTTTGCATTTTTGACTGTATCAGTAAGTATTCCGTATTTTCTAATAATATTTTCTACTTCCTCTGTTCCATATGGGGGTTCAATCAGATCCAATTCTATTACGTCTCCTGGACGTATGGAGAGATCTCCTTTAATTGTAATTGCTAACTGTTGAGACATTAAGGCTGCTTTATGTGCAGTTGAGATTAGAGGAACATACCCAGGTGTGTCCCAGAATGTAGCAACTGTTCTATTAAATCTTAAATACGCACTGTAGAATTCTCCTATACAAGGGCAATTACAACTGTAGGGTGAATTCGGGTCTTCCAAATCACAACCAAGCCATTCCTCTCCTAATTTTTCATTTATGAGAGTACATTCAGATGTCTTATTCAATAATTCCGAAAGATATTCATCTTTAGGTTCATCGTACGTTATGCCTGCACTGGCACCACTAACAGCATCATTCGCTATAGCTGCTTTTATAATTTGTTTTGCTTCCGCTTCTGTTTCAAAAAAGTCAACCAATTCGTATATTGTGGCAACTGAAGATTCTGTTCTATTATCATAAACACTTTTTATTATTGCAAATTGATCTGGGTTGTTTCCATCTTCTTCAAAAATTCTTTGAATATCACTAGCAGGAAAAAGTAAAAAGTTTGCTTTGCAAAATGCAAGAGTCACTACTTCGCTTGAGTTTGGTCGTAAATCTCTACAGGGACAATTACATAGTGGGTCATCTTCTGGGCAGTCAAAGTTATAAACAGGTCCGTCAGGATTTGCACAGATATAAGAATCATTTAAAGTATGCTGAGTTTCCGTAAAGACTTGTTTCTTTCTTGGAATATATTCACTCAAAATTTTGATTATTTGAAAGTCTGTGTTACTCATAGTTCACATTGTCCTGTACAATTGCCGTCGTGAGCGTTTTCTGCAGAGAAGTAGAAAAATCTTTTATTCTTTGCTTCGACTGGGAAGTTTCTTGGCTCTATACCAACATTAAGTAAATCATCATATGAAACTGAAGACATACGGACAACGTGCCCAAATGCAGTTGCACTGCACTCAACATTTGATTCTGTGGTAGATTTCTTGTATGCACCTATCGGCATCATATCAAATGCATCTGGATATTCAGTTGTATTTGAATTTGCGTTAATACCTGGACCAACTAAATGATCTTCCTCAAGAGTTGATACAGGCTCATCAAAAGATGTATTTGCGTATATATTACCAACAGGAGAATTATTTAATTCTGAAGTTTGATAATATATTATATCTGCACTTGCTCCATTTTGTGAATTTTCTGGGTAGGTTTCTTCCTCATATATTTTTCGATTCATTATTTCATTTAAATTATATGCCCCACTGTAATTTCCAGTTGTACCTCTAGCAGCATTTTCTTTTTCTACAATCAAGAAAGGAGAATAATGGCTATTGTGAAAAGTTAATGTGATTCCTTCTGGGGTATCTCCCTTAAATAGGTGTTTTACATAATCCCAGGATATAGACCCAGTTACACCATCCATAATATCATCACTTGCCTGTTCTTGACCTTCAACATTTTTTCGTTTAAAATAAAATGTTCCAGACAAAAATCCGAATCTTGATACAACAGAATATTGATTTCCTGGATCTATATGAGGAACATATGAAATTTTTTCATCTGGATCATAAAGCTCAAATGCATTTATTCCGGTATCTCCAAAAATTTCAGCTGAATATATTTCTTCATTTGTTTTCTCTTCGTCAGCCGTATATCCAAACCCAACAACAAACCCAATTTCTGCCTTAGGTATTATAGAAACCTCTGCCCATTCATATCTAAAGATATTATCACCTATCTTTTGATGATTTTTAATTACGGCGAAGAAATCATTATTGACATCATCTGTTCCATCACAACATATTGAATACTTATAAACATTCCATTTTTCTTTGTACTGGAGTGCCCTCTTGTATTTGTTTTTAGCCAAATATGTTTCTTTTTTAATTTCTTTAATTTTTCTTAGAACCCCACAGTCATCTAATAGTTCACCAGTATTACCATCCGAGTATTCAGACATTATATCAACACAGTCAAACATTTCTTGCCACATGTTGTCTTGGTACAAATTATAGTCTGCAAGTTCAAGTCCAGAATTTTCATCAATTATATTTGAGCTATAGTCTGTAGAATCAACATCATAGCCTCGTCCGATAATTCGGTTTAATTTCTTTTTATCACGATGCTGTCTGTTGTCATAGTAGCCAAAGAGCCTATCTTCATATTTCAGTTCATTATTTTTTCTATTCACAATCCAATCTTCGAGTTGTTTTTCTTCTCCATCTAATGGATCGTAAATGGTATCTGGTAAAAATCTCAATCCATTAAGTAGAGGCAAATAGTCTGTGGCATAATTATAAGTATATTCCTCTTCAACATATTTTTTATCATCGTCTAAAAATCTTGCGTATATATCAGAATAATTTGGATGTATTCTCTTATAGTATGAAAACAAAAGACCATCACTAAATGCCTTTGCTATCGAAAAATCAGATACAGTATCCAATTTATAGATTCGATTTGGACTCAATAAATCTTGACTAAATGCAAATGTTTTTATTCCTTTTTTGTAGGAATCTTCGACCATCTTAGTTGCACTTTTAAAGTGCCAGCCATTTAGATCTTGCCAGAAAAAATAGTTGGACCACCCATATTTACTAAATGGAATAGTATCATTGTTTGTTTCGGATTTTTTATCTGAATCAACTACGTTATCACTTTTCCATGCATATTTCGTTGCATAGTTAATCAATTGAAGAAGATTCATATTCCTTGTTATTTTTCTAGTTGGAAACGAAAACCTTGTAGGAGATAACATAACACTATTATCTGTTTTTTCTATTTCAAAATCTTCTCCCGCAAAATGAATAAGGGCTAATTCATTAATTAAACCTGGACATGTAGTATCAGATTCTTCTTCTAGTGCTAGAAAATCTATATCTTCTGCAAATGCCCCTCCTGTTATACTCATTGTATTTGCTATTTTTCCTACAAACCCGTAAGGTAAAGGATTCTTCGTATCAAAAACAGATGATTCCTGTTTACTTGCAAATCGAATACTTAATGCTCTTGGTCTAACACCTTCGGGTAATAATGTAACATCCGTAAAATCAGTACTTTCATCAAAATCGTATATTTTAAATTCAGGAGAAACTATAATAAAATCTTCTTCGTCCTCATTCGCTGCTGGTGTTTTTAATACAAATTGTATAAATTCATTACCAACTAATTGCAACTTATCAAATTCGCCTTTTGTAGTATCTACAGATATACTACCTCGAATTGAGGTTTCAGCCAATGATTCTACAAATTCTAAAACACCTATAGAAACCTTTCCGCTTGTTATCTGTTCGGAAAAATCAATTAAGGTTTCACCAAGCTCGTCTACAATTATAACAGAAACAATTTCTGTATCTCGTGATGATTCTGAATATGCCATACTTATTCTTCAATAATAATTTTCTGACCTCTTATAGGTTCTTCTGCTAAAAGTGTATTAACAAACGTAGTTGCACTGAATGCAGTTTCTTGAGACATATATTTGATTTCGTTATATCTATTATTTATTTTATGCTCTTCTTTTTCTAATGTATGAAAATAAAACGAAGAAAGATCAGCATCTAAACCACTTATACTATTATTGTATTGATATATTATAGTGGTAGAAGCTGGGGTGTTGGTAAAATCGTAATTTTCTGTTAAATCTGAACCATCTAATATTCTATACGGAGATATTTCTATTCCCGCTAGATTTGTATCGTAAATCGAAAGTGCTTTTTGATATTCTGCTTCTGTTCTTCCCACTTGATACTCACCATTTATGATAAACGATTGTGATCCATTTGAATCATACCGAACAATATAAAGAAGAGGATAATCATCCAGACTTCCTTCTTCATTTGTGTTTTCAATTTCCTTTTCTATTATAATTCTTCTGAAAACAGGATCGTATTCTTTAACTGTACCGGCAACTTTCCAGTTAGTTGTGTTAGCAGCACCCGCGTAAAGAACAAACAAGTCTCCAGGTAAAATACCACTTATATTTTTACCATCTTTTATGTAATAAACTTTACCTGGATAACGATTTGGAAGATTTGCTTCAAAATTTGCTTTTGGTGTTGGTATCTTCAAAAAAGAATCAATATCATTTAAATGTGTAGTTAGCCAATATAAGGAAGTTTTATCTTCATAAAATCTGTAACTAACATGCTCTAGTTTACTAACACTAGAGCCATTTTTTGTTTTTATTAGTTCTGCATTAGTTTTTGTTTCATCATCTATAATAATGGTTTTTAAAATATTTTTAGTTTCAACTATATCACCAGAAGGTAATGCAAATGTTGTTGAAGGTAATTTACTAATTATAGACATTATGATTTCCTTGCGCGTGATTTACCAGCTCTTGCATAAATCTCAGATCTACATGCCAACTTAGGAACTGAAATACCTCCGTAGGTGGCATATGCATCATCCAATCTTGCAATTGGCTCCATATCAGCCAATTCTAATGTTATAGATGTTATGATTGGATATGAATAATCTCCGTCTATGATTACACTTTTTGTTTCATGAGATCCGTAAACTTTTCTCAGTACTAATAATTGAGGTTGACCAAATGCTGCTAAAGGAGCAGAATCTGTATTAATTGAAAACCCACCGTTTGAATCTAGACGTACATGCTTCAAAGTAAATATTGGTGGTGTTTTTATTAAATCTCTTTTTGAAATATCATCTTGAAATGATAACGGGAACGACCAACTTTCTAATTCCGCTAATATCTGTAAAATACCAGTTGGTCCATAAACATCAGCCGGTGATTTTGCAATAAACTGATAATTCAAAGTAAAGCTTCTTTCGATTGATCCACCGTATTTTAATTCTTGAGTGGACATACCAACTGATGGCTCATCCGTCATTTCACTCTTTAAGTTATTTTGAAAATCTTGAAGCATCGGAAACGCTCCGATCAGCCCAGAAATTTGAGATCCAACACCACTTAAGTATATCAATCCAGATAGAACTGAAGCAGGATCATAAGCACTACCACCAAGACCAGGTGCTGCATTTCCCGCAACGCCACCCAATCCAACACCAGCAGATGCCAGAGAAATAATAGACGAATCCACCTGAGCCTGTCTGCCTTGCATGTGACCCTTTTGTAAAGCATATGCAACCGACTGCTCTACAACTTCATAATTATGAGCAGTCATTCTTTCTATCGTTTGTGGCATGGGAAGAAACCATGATTTTAATGGTGTTGCTTGCCCAAGAGCCACCTTTGCTCTTGAATCTAGTTTATTTGCTTTATAGGCATCAAGTCTTAGATAGTCTGAAAACGTATCTGCTCTAGTTGTTACCGACAAAGCATATGATTCGTCTGCCATGTGTATTCTCCCACTATATATAGTCATGGCATACAAATCAAAATACAGTCCAGAAAACCCCCAAAAGTACATTGGCAACCCAAACAATATTATCTGCAGATCAACTTGGGAAAGGAAAATGTGCAAATACCTGGATTTCAATGAAAATGTAATAAAATGGGCTTCTGAGGAATTTTCCATTCCTTATTATTCCCATGTGGACAATAAATGGCACCGATATTATCCAGATTTTATGTGTGAGATAAAAGATAAAACTGGCAAAACAAAAACATATGTTATAGAAGTAAAACCTCTCAAGCAAACAAAACAGCCAGAGAAAAAAAATGGAAAGAAATACCTATCCGAAATGGCGAGATATTCAATAAATAAAAGTAAATGGGAAGCTGCAGAAAAATTTTGTGATGAAAACGGCTGGACCTTTAAAATTCTAACAGAGAAAGAACTATTCAAATGAATCTAGACCTGTCACAAATCAAAAACCTACTGTCCTCAGAAAATAAAAAAGCCCTGCACACAAACAAATTCTCTGTTGATATGTTTTTATGGAATCCATTATCATCCAGTTATGCCGAATTAACAGATTATCCTGCCCTCGCAGTCTCTAGTCCAACGACTGGTATTCAAAGTGCTTTATTTGAATATCAGAATATACCTCTACAGATACCAATTAAAAGACAAAATAGAAACCGTTTATCTGTATCATTTTATACTACAGAAGACCTGGAAGTATATTCTACATTGGTTTCTTTGATTAAATTATATGGTGGAGAATCTGCTTACAATTCTAGTGCAAATGGAAATCAACCGACAGTTTATAACGAAAGCAATATGTACAATACTGCAATTCGTGATAATGTTTTATGGGTTAGATTATTATCAGAAGAAGAAGGAAAAATAGTAAATTATATTGGTTATAGTGAAGTATACCCAGTAGAAATTTTACCAATAGATTTGAATTCTACTGATCCAGCTAGACCTGGAACATTTACAGTGTTATTTAATTATGCAAGAACTACTACTAAGAATATCGGAGAAGTATAATGATTATTGATGTGCTAAAAAAGTCTATACCAGAATATAAAATTACCCTACCGAATGAAAACAAAACTTTTTCCTATAGACCTATGTTAGTAAAAGAAGAAAAGTATATTGCCATAATAAACAATATCAAATCAACTTTTGAAGAAAAAATATTAAATCTCTGTAATTTAGTAGACTCTTGCTTTGACAATAAAATAAAATCAGAACATTTATCAATAACAGATTTTCAAATTGCCTTAAATGAAATACGGCAGAAATCAATATCAGAACTAGCTGATTTTCAAATGGTTTGTCCAGAGTCAGGAGAGCAAGTAAAGGTACAGTTAAATCTAGAAAGTTTCAAATTAAATACCAAATCAAAAAATTTTACCTTAAAGACCCAAGGGAATACTATTTTTAAATTTGAAAATCCAAAGGTTAAGACTTTACTTTTGCTAGATGATTATCCAAAAACGGAAGAAGATTGGTTTTTGATATTATGTGGTTCCTTGGTTGAAATAGAAAACGAAAAAGAAAAAATATCAATTAAAGACAAATCCTTAGAAGAAAAAACATCATATATCGAGTTACTGCAAAAGAGTGATTTTCTAGAAATCAAAAAGTTTATCCGATCAAACACTGTAAGTTTTAAAATAAATTATAAATTATCCGATTCAACCCCAAAGGAAATCGAGGTAAATGATTTTGTAAATTTTTTAAAATTCTTTTTGGTCATATTAACCTCATAACACTCAGTGAACTTTCTTTTACTTTAGTAGATTCTTATAATATGTCTCTGTCTGATATAGAAAATATGATTATATGGGAAAGGGATATTTACATAACGATGCTAAATGGAAAAATAGAGAAGGAAAAGATGGCTGTAGAAGAAAAGAAAACTAACATGTATATGTCAGGATATTACAAATGAACACACTAGAAAACGATTTAATTTTAGATATAACGGGGCAAAAAGACTTTAATATTGAAATTAATACTACTCCCATCGAAACCATAAGCCCTAATGATTTTGATTTAATTCCATTTGATAATTTTTATAAAAATGAAGATCTTAGAGTAGCACCGAGTCCACAGCAAACAATAAACGAAAATAGCATAAACAAACCAAGTATAGATGATGGTCAGATAAGTATGGCAAATGAAAATTCAAATCGCCATAGTATATCTGGTAGTAAATTTAATACTCCGACTGATAGAATGACTGATGGAATTGGAAGAAATAACAGACTTGACTCTGGTACAAAAAAACCATCGCCCATGGCTGGTGCCCGGACGATGGATAGTAAACTGAAGAGCAGAAATAACGCTCCCCCAGAATGGAGAAGCGGTTATTATTGATCACTCGCTAGCGAGTCTCTCGAAGTAATCAAGAGCATCAGTCTCCTCTGAGACCTCCTCACGGACTGAGGGAGTATCTTCGACATCCTCAACAGTTTCGTTGTTGACTTCAGTTGAACGAAGATTCGTACCGATGACGCTATCAAACTTCTTCTTCAGTTCATCATATGACTTGAACTGATCTGGTGAGACGAATGCCTGGAGAGAATACTCCTTCTTCCAGAGAGCCTCAAGCTGCTCATCATCGCCACCAAAGAGTTGACTCGGACCTGCAAACTCCGACTTGTCATAGTTGACATAACCCGCAACCTTGCGAATCTTCAACTTGAAGTCTGCACCCTTCCAGAAATCGAATGGGTTGATTGGATCCTCGTCCTCGAACTCAGGACTCATAGCCTCCTGAATCTTGTCAAAGATCTTCTTACCAAAACGGTAAAGGAATACCTTACCCTCATTCTGAGGATTGCTAGGATCGCTAACAACAAGAATGTTTGAGATGTACTGCATCTTACGCTTACGATCGCGTGCGATGTTCTTGTCGCTCTCGATACCGCTGTTCCAGAGTTCGGTGTTACCCTGACAGACAGGGCAAGTGCCACCGATAGTGGTTGGGCAGTTCTCAATGAACCATCCACCCTTACCTTGGAATCCGTGGGAGAAAGTCTTCACCCAAGGAAGTTCCTCATCTCCAGGAGCAGGAAGGAAGCGAATCACGGCATAACCGTTCTCCGACTTGTCCATCTGGGGCTTCCAGAAGCGATCGTCCTTGTAGGACTCTTTGCTCTCAGTCTCCTCGATCTTCTTCTGAAGATCTGCAATGCTACTCTGTGACTTCTTCTTAAAATCTGCAAAACTCATGTGTTATCCTTTCCCGAGGATCTACCCCGGCACTATTACACTGGGACCATCCCAGTACTAAATATCAATTCTAATAATACTGTGTCAAAAGGGAAGTTTACACATTTTTGGAAGTAAATTAATTTCTTCCCCTTCTACTTTTATTTTTTCAATTATAGGCTTTGATAAAAGTTTTGCTCCAACTTCTGGACCAAATCCAAATTTCTCGGATGTGAGCAAAACTGCGTCGATATATGTTTCTTTATTATTTTGTGTAAATTTTAAAACTTCATTGCAAAATTGTGTTTTCAACTCATCTGTTATCATTTAGATTTCCTACTAAAAAGTCTCTTCTTCTTTGGAGTTTCTTCAGTTTCTTCAGTTTTTTCGGAGGTCCAGGTCCAACCGTTTGTCCCCTTGTTCCATGTTCCACCATTTTCTGCCTGATGTCTTGCTCTGAAAATTGCTGCCTTTGAATCTTCGTTTGAAAGTACCCAGAACCTGTTAGCCATTTGATGCTCCTATTTTAGCGTAATTTTTAGAAAATGTCAATGTAAATATATATATTATAATAGAACGGAGAATTTAAATGTCATTAAAAGTAAATGTCTATGGAGGAAGTGCAGATTTTTGTACTGACTTTGGAACATCACCAGTTGGTGCTACTTGCCACCTCCCTCTGTCGAAACTCGTATGGGGTGATGAAAACACCTCGTACAGAGCAAACGAAACATATCCACTTCCAGTTCAAATTATGGAAGTCACCGGAGAATCCCTAGTAGTCACAGGCAACCTCGGAGCCAGTGGATCATTTCCTATAGTCAACTACACAGTAAGTGGCGTCAGCGGAACTACATTGCACTACTTGGCTGTTGCTGGTTCAACAACAGGAGATCCTGTAGGAGTAACCGGAACAGTTTATATTGGTTCTGCGGTCACGGTAACAGGAGAAAGAGCATTAAGCCATACTACAGATAGCATTACCGTTCATGGATCTGTAGGTATTTCAGCAGGAACACTGAATCTAAATTCAGGAACTGATTCCGTTTCTGTATTCGGTTGGGATGGCGGAAGATACGTTAACACTTCTTTATTCGCTGCTGATGGCACAACTATAGGAAATTCTGGTGATGCAATAAATGTAAACCTTGTGAACACTGGAACAACCTTTACATTCGTCTCAAGTGCAATTGTAGGTGTAACCAATAATAGCCAGGATGCAGCAGGAGCATTAAACATCAAGGGTGTATCTGGAGCGGAGCCAATTGCGGTTAAGGGAAGAAATGGAGAGGCAATTGAAGTCACAAATTCTCCATCAACTGCAATCTCTGTAACTGGTGGATTCTTTATAGATGGAACCCAAAAAACAATCGTTAGTGAAATCACTCAGCCATCTGTTTTGGTTTCAGGATCTATTGTTGCAGGGACTACCGCAGCAACTCAACTCCCATCAAATACTCTAAATAAGGGAGTAACAATTAAATCTAACCCAGCAAATGCAAGCTTTGTATATGTTGGAAACTCCGGTATATCTGCAGGTATAACAACAAATGGATATGTATTAGAATCGGGAGAAAGTCTTTTCCTAGAGTGTAACAATACAAATCTAATATATGTCCTTGGAATTTCTGGAGATACCAGAAGAATTAATTATATCGGATCATGAGTTCAAGAGGAAATACAAAACGCCGTGATACAACGACCCCAGAGCAATATGCTTCTGGGTCGTTTCATGGTTTGAAATTTTTTGATACATTCGATGATAATACTGATATAGATAAACCAATACTTTGTATTCCAGATATAACTTTAGTTGAAGGTAATACATACGCAGTTTTTGATTTTACGCATTGTGATTTCTCAAATAGCTTTGATCAAATATCAGTTATATTTTCAGGTCTTACCACTGGTGACGGAATAACTTTAACTGATGCATTCAATATTGATCCTGAAACAAACGAAGAAAGTGACATATCTGGAACTTATACAGTTTTAAATAAATACGATCGTGTTTTAGTTGCCAGTGTCGATACAGTAGAAGCACCAAAGGATTACGATAAAAAATACAAAAAAGAAAATTTTACAGAAGATTTTCTAATGCTAACATCTGCTTCTGGTATAAGCACTGATTCTAATTACATGATAAAGAACTTCTTTTCTTCTACTAGCACAGAAAGTTTTATAAATTTAGGTGTTGTTCCAAACGATAAAATAAGATTAAATAATGGAACTAATAGCGGAAAACTTTTTGATATAACTTCAATTATCATTGATAAAAATGGTCATGAAATATTAGGACTTAGCGGAGGAACCGCTGGCTATACAATGACCACGGAGAACAGATTTAATGCTGAAAGTAATTTTGATTTATTCAGAGTTGATATTGATGAAGATGCGAGTACAGTACAAATAGTCGCAACACCATCTAATAACATATTTTTCTTTTCTCCAATATTAAATCAAGTAACATACAAGTATAAATTTGGTGAATATGTAACACCGGAAATAAAATTAACTACAGGAAGTACTTATATTTTTCATCGAATAGGATCATCGGTAAACTTCTCAATAAGCTCAACGCAAGATGGAATATGGAACAATGGAATTGAATATCCTCTGGTAGTTGAAACTGGAAATATAATAGCATTAACACCAACAAGTCCAGGGACTTTATATTACTACGATAAATTAATTCAAAATTCAGGTGGAAAAATAATAGTAGAGTCAAATACTACTACATATTCAACTTATACTTCAATAAATGGTTCTACACCAAGAACCGTATCACAGTTACAATCAAGTGCTTCAATTAGCAGCTCACTTAGTTCTATATTAGATTTGTATTCAACGTAATCAAAAGGCTGTTACATTTCCGCCATTTGTCTTTACTGAAACACCAGCACCATTTGTATCGCCAGTGTTTCCTATATACCAATCTTCATATGCTAGATAGTTTGGTTTGCACTCGCCCCAATCACCGAGAACGATGCCCATGTCCTGTCCGTCGATCTTTCCATCCCAGTTGACATCGCCTTGGATATAACCGTCCTTACCAAAGTTGGCAAGAATCTGTGCAAGATCAGCACCGTCAACCTTCCCGTCTCGGTTCGCATCACCACGGGAGAGAGATGGTTTGACGAACTGAATGCGATCATCGAGTGCCTTGAGATTCTGTTCTATGCTGCGATCCTCGTAGTAAGGATATCCACCTGCATAAGCACCAACGAAGTATGTTTCGTTTGTGACTGGATCTGTCATCAATACAGGAGAACCAGAGTCACCAGAGTGAACACCACAGATATCACCAAGAACTGGATCTGGATGCCAGATTTGTCGGAAGTTGAATTCTGGAAACTTGAACTCTTTTAGAGTCTCATGTACCTTGTAGAGCATACGACCTTGATTGTCGTAGATCCACAACTTAGTTCCCTCTGGAATCCATCGTGCATCCACGATCTTGTAAATCTTCACATCGTCAGCAGGAAGATCCTCCTCAAACTCCAGAATACGGCGATCGCCTTTGAGATCAACACTTGACTTTACCTTTGGTCGATACTCTGTACCACTCTTACCCCAGAACACTAGGTTGTTCTGCTGTCCCGGCACAACGACATAGTAATGATTACAAACGACTGCATGTCGTGGTGAGATGAGAACTGCTGCCCAATACCCACTGTTCCATCGGTTGATATCCGAGAGTTCCTCTTCGACACATGGTGTGATTGATGTGCTGTTGTTCTTGCGTCGATTGCGAACATTACATCCTGTGATGTCAATGTTATAAAGAGATGCCCATGACATCTTCTGGTTTAATGGTTTCCATTCTTTGTCTGAGATTTGCTCATACTCGAATAGATCATTGAATGTTGT